TACTTTTAACTTCTTTTTAGTGGGTTTTAGGAATTTATCTCCCATTAATTTGACATCTGGGTTTTCTTTTTTGTAATCATCTTTCAACTCATCCCAAAGGCTACCTTCAGGAGCTTTATTTTCAGGAATAACTATACCAGAACATTTCATAACAATTAAGTGAAAGTTTGGATTGTATTTTAAGGTAGGATTTTTATTAACTTTCCCACACATCTTCATTAATTCTAACTGTTGTTTTAATTCTAAGTTTTCTTGCTGTACTTTTTTAAATTCATTAGTACAGGCAGAACCTAAAAAGTGTCTAAAAGTTAATCTTACATTTTCATTTTCGTGAGTACTGCTTCCATTATTTATATAGTCTGTATCTCTTTGTTCTACAGAAATATCAACCGATCCTGTGGAACAAGAGTTATATCCATTGTTTAAATATTCGTTTCTACTATGTGCGGGTCCACCAAAAAAAGCTAACATCGTTAACATAAAAATTAATAGTGCAGTAAATCTGTAATCCATCCTGAGAATCTCCATGTGGTTACCTATTTAAATCTTTTATATCGTAGCTATGTTCCCGTACCGTGTCGGAAAGCACTCGATACATATTCTCTGCCATCTGCCACGTTGCTTCAGCCGATGATAGTCTTGTATTAATTTCTGTAATTTTATCTTGAGCAACAACTAAATCTCTTTCAAGATTTACAATGTGTTGTTCCGATTGATTGATAGTGTCTGTAAGATTAACGACGTACTTAACGCCAGTGAATGTCCCGAACAACACAGAAGCTATAACTGGTACTAATACAAAATTCTTTTTGAATAGATCTGCAATGTTCATAATTTAAATTCCTCATTTTTTTTCCTCGATTTCATAAAAGAAATTGTCGGTGTCTTCAGTTTTCCACGCTCCAGTGTCCTCTACATTCCATTCGTTAGTCTGTACTTTCCAATCAGGAATACTATCTTTCACTGTGAATGAAGGTAAGTCCCATATACATCTGTTGTTTGGCTGAGCCGCATAATTTCCATCATCTAAAGCTATGATGTGTGCACACTTATGTTCGTGTGGAATTTCCGAATGATCGGTATCTAGTATATTACCATCTGGGTGCGCCCAGTCAACAGTAAATAAATATTTACCGTGATGCCATTTCTTATCTTTACCAATATATTTACCTGAGGCTGCGCTTAAAAGATTCCAGCTATTGACACAAGGATAATAACTAAAAGAATTCCAAAGCTCAAGTTCATCAAGTCGTCTTCGTGGTACTTCTTCGATTTTAAAACCACGTTGAATAAACGCGCTAATTGGTAGGCGATAAAATACTGCACCGTTTTCCATGATAGCATGAAATAATATTGAACGTCCGCCCATAGAGGTAAGGCCAAAGACAATACAGTCTTCAACTTCTCCATGATGTTTTTTACAGTCATATAAATACTCCCTTCGTATTTGTGCATATGTTGCTGGAATGTTAGCATTTAAATATGCCATTACTTAATTTCACCCCAGTTTGCACCATGTTCATAATCTACTTTATTTGGTACTTTTAATTCTACTGCAGATTCCATAATTTCAATTATTTGTTCGGCCTGTGCATCAGATTCAACAGAGATATCTACCTCATCATGAATTTGTATGTGTGGTACTATACCATTTTCATATAATGCTACCATACTTTTCTTTGTCATATCTGCCGCCGATCCTTGTATTAATTTGTTTAATGCTTTGTAAGTAAATGCACGTTTTAAAGGCTCATCATATTCTTTTCTTGCTTGCTCTAAAGGTAATGGTCTAAATATACCAAATTGAGTAGGTTGCCATAGATCAAAATGACACGCTCTACCTCCCAAAGTTCTAATTTTACCTCTGTCTTCTGCCTTACGAGTTACGTTATCCATTAATTTTTTAACAAACGGAGCCTTGGCATGGTATTGTCTAATTAATTTTTCAGCTGATTCTTTTTGTAAGCCTAGTTCTGACATTAATTTATTTTTACCCATACCATACATAAGTCCTAGGTTAATAGTTTTGGCTTGCTTACGTTCTATGCCTGCCATGTCTGCTACTACCTGGTGAAAGTCTGCATCACCAGTATTGTAGGCATTAACAATTTCATCAACACCATCTAAGTTTTGTAACTTAGCATAATGTACTAAAATTCTAGGTTCTTGTTGTGAGTAGTCAAATGATCCCCATGTTGTTTTTTCTTCTGGAATAAATATAGATCTAATCATCGGTCCGATCTCCGGGTGCCTCGCTGGTATTTGCTGTAAGTTTGGATTACTCATAGAGAATCTACCTGTAACAGTGCCACCTTGGTCTGATCGTATTTGATTTATGTCTGCATGAATTCTACCATTAGAAGAATGCTTGGTAATTGAATCTATAAAAGTTGTATGGGCTTTGTTAATCTCTCTTGCGTCTGCAATAGATCTAGCTAACTCATGCGGATGGTTTTGTAAAAAGTTTTTAGTAAAGCTAGGCTCATTACTTTTTTCTGTTCTATCATATGGCAGTTTTAATTTGTCAAATGCTTTAGCAATACTACGGGCTGCATGTATCTCTACATCAATACCTGTTAACTCTTTAATTTTACTAAGAATTTTATTCTCTCTTACTATTAATTTTTTCTTTAGATTAGCTGCATGTTCAAGATCAACTCTTACACCTTTGAATCTCATGTCTACTAGACAAGGAAACAATTTAGTTTCCAAATTAAATACATCCATAAGTTCTTGGTTATGTAATTCTATGGTTAATCTTTGCCATAATTTTAAAGTAGCTTCAGCATCACGTTCAGCATATTCTCCTACATACATTGCAGGTAACTTCCACATGTCTGCTTTAGGATTAAGATCATAACTCTTAGCTGCTTCTTGTAATACTTTCTCATCTTTACCTAAACCTACGTAATGTTTTGCTAAAGTATTTAATGCATAAGACATTCTATTTTCATCAATCAAAGATGCTGCAATCATAGTGTCAACTATCTTACCTCTAATTTTAATACCTGCCGCTCTTAACCAGCAAACATCATACATAGCATTGTGAAATATAAATGTAGTTTTTTCTTGGCTAACTAAATCTTGGACCCACTGTAAAACTAGTTTTTTGTCCATATTACCACCACCCTCGTGTCCAATCGGATAATAGCCTGACCAGCCTTCTACGGCCACCGCAACGCCTGCAATGTGTCCTTTTCCAACGACACTACCTGACCCTTGGGTCATTAAATAAGGGTCATAAGTTTCTAAATCAATAGCAACTTCTTTGTAACCTGATAAATCTTTTAATTCTTCCGGTGCAACCCATTCAGTTTCAGGCGCAAATAACGGCATTTGGGTTCTTCTCATTTGTAATCTCTCTCTTTCACCATTTCTAGATAATGTATTGCTTTATCTATATCTTGTATGCCACCCTTGCTTGAGTGCCTACATATATACTTTATAGCGTTGCCCTCCGCAAAAAGCAACTTATTTTTGTTAATAAATTCAGCAGGTTGTATCACCATTTTTTTATAGTGATCTCCTCCAATTTGTTTAGTTAATGATTTCATGTTTATCCCTTTCTATTAAATATTGTCTAGCTTTTTCTAAACCTTTAACTGTATCTCCTAATTGTCCTATTGCTGTATTACAACTTCTACACAACCATCCTCTATGTAAATGAGTAATATGTGAATGATCGGGAAATAATTCTTTTTTTATGTTACAAATATCACAAGCTAAAGGTATCGTATAAACTATATCCATTCCTCTTCTAACTTTTCTATCTCTATTATAACAAGGACCACATGTAGTCCTTAAACGATAGGCTTCAAAATTATTTTTAGTAACTAAATGAAAATGTTTTTGATTTTTTATTTCACTACATACTCTACATTTAAAAGTATCTGTTTCACTTCCTAATACAGGTACCATTTTATCTAAAGGTTTACTATATCTTAAATAAGTTTTCATATTATATAAGCCCTATCAAAGTTTTTAGGATCTAATAAATGCAATTCACGCTTCGCTCTCGTCGCGCCAGTATAAAATAATCTATGTAATTCATCTGGGTCATGACTAAAAGTTTCTAGTGCTGCACCTGTTAGGTCCTGTAATAATAAAACGTTGTCGGCTTCTCCTCCTTTTGCTGCGTGTATAGTTGACATTTTAATACGAGGATTTTTGTTAATCATCTCACCATTCGCCCTCATATTACGAATATAAGTTTCCGTCATTGCATCTAAACCTTCAAATGATTTATACCAAACATCAGATGCTATTAAACCATGTTGTTCTTGACATTCTTTTAATGTATACTTCGCATCCGAATGCAAAGTTTTACCTTTCTGAAATCCAGGAGCAACCATAGATCCTAAATATTGATAAACATTTTTTATCTCTAAGTGATTTAAAAACTCACCTTTACGCCATGACTCCCAGTTATTCAATGCAAGCAATAGTTTTAATGGTACGGAATTTATACCTTTATATTGATAGTACCATCCTTGAATCTCACATAAGTCTTTCGCATCATCTAGAAAATAGTTTGCGGAGGATAACACTAGCCAGTTGCCAGTACTCATATCTACCTGCGTTATATCAGAATATCTTTTTAATAATCCTATTTCATCTCTAGGTTTATATTTTTTTTCAAATCTATTCTGTACTTTGTTTATAATATTTTGAGACAATTCATGTATAGGTCCACCTGGTATCCTATAAGATTGATCTAATACTTTAATGTCATTGACTTCTTCTTTTAATGCTATGAAGTGATCTACATCTGCCCCTGCCCATTTAAATATAGCTTGATCATCATCCCCTGCTATGTAAGTTTTCTCAGCTCTTGACCAAATCTTTCTCACCATCTCCCATTGCAATAAAGATAAGTCTTGTGCTTCATCTATAAATAATACTTCAAACTTGTTAAGAGTTTCTTTTTTAATAAAGTCTTCTATCAAATCATTAAAATCTTTTAAGTTCTTTTCTTTTTTAAATCTGTGTAATTCTTCTGCTAATAAAAATAATGTGTTTCGTTCTATATCTATAATATTTTTCCTAGAATCATAATACTCTAGTAAATCCATTCTTTTAACTGCTGCTGTGTTTATAATTGTAAGGTATTCGTTGTCAGAATTAAATGTACCATCCTCTGCTGAGTACTTAGCTGTCTTAATAGGTATGCCACATTTCTGCCCAAATTCTTTATAGTCTTCTGTCTTCATCATTTTTTCTTTTGTCATACCTAATTGATTAAAAGCGTATGAGTGTAGAGTCCTAAAGAAGGGTAGATCATTATCTTTATCTAATCCAAACTTCTCTGAAGCACGGTCAGCAGCCTCAGTTGCAGCTTTTTTAGTAAACGAAAAGTACCCAATTTGTCGAGGTCTAATCCCCTGTTGAATAAATTCGTCC